AACATATGCACCTGCATATTTGGAGTCTTTGTCTGAACGGACAATTGGAGGAATAACAATATTCCTCTTCTTCAGATAGTTGTAGATAATTGTGTCCCACATACGAACTTGTGAAAACACATCAGCATAGTTCGCCTTAGCGTCATATGCCATAACGATTGCCAGTTCAATCAGTTTCATCTTGTCTTCCAGACGGTCAACAAGTTCCACGTCAATTATGTTGTATTCTACAAACTTCTGCCATCCGTTTGTATAGAAGTCTTTGAACGTATCAAACTCAGAGTGATCCAGTTTCTTTTGTCCAAGTTCTACACTAGCGATGTAGTCCAGACGATAAGACTCCTGTGCTTTGTACGTAAACTTCTTATAAAGATTTAGGTAATCAAGTTGCGTAATACCACCAACATCATAAGAAATATGTTTACGACCCATGATCATGGTCTCACGTTCAGTAACAAGACCCCACGGCGAGATACGTTTCATCAACTTCTCACCAAGAATTCTATCGATACGACGAACCAAATACGGCATATCGTACAGTTCACTATTCCAACCAGTCAGAACTTCAGGAGTATTCTCCTCAATCATCCACCAATTGATAAAATCATTCAGAAGTTCATATTCGGTTCTAAAACCTTTATAGATGACATTCTGCTGTTTATTGTTAAAAGGTCCCTGACCCCAAGTGCGAATCTGTTTGGTAGTGTAGTCCTGAACTGTGATGAGTAGGACTTCTTCTGCAGCAGACTCAACGTCTGGGAATCCATTTTCCGACTTGACCTCAATATCAATCGTGGAGATTTTGATTTTGGTAGTATCAAACTTAATCTCTTCTTCAGGATACTTTTCAGAAATATACTGATAGATGTATCTATCGTTTCCGTAGATTTTAAAGTTTTCTACACCATCATATCGTTTGATAAACTCACGACAATCACGAACAGTTCCAGGTTCAACAGATTCAACATATTCACCTTCAAGAGTTTTGTACTTTGTTTTCTTGTTAGATGGGACAAAAAGAGTCGGGTAAAACTTCTCTCGGGTCATGAAATGGCGACCATTTTCATAACCTCGGACCAAGAAGTGATCCCCGACCATTTGGACGTTCGTGTAAAATCTCATTCTGTAAGTTTCAGATACTCTTCAACAACTTCTGGAGTGGGGTCTGCGATAGTCAGAATGTCCTCTGACCTAATCATCAGTTCCGTTTGATTTGTTGCCTTTGGCCAGGGTTCAAGTTTACCTTCACCAAGGAAACGATATGGGTTGACCAGTCTACAATTTGGATCACCAAGTTCTGCATCAACCTCAACAACCTCACTGATGAGAACATTATCAACATCAACGAGGAGACATTTAACTGCTTTACTCATTTACTTTTTCCTGATACATTTCGGATACAGACGACAAGGGTTCCACAATCGTTACAACCCAATCCTTAGGCACAACAATATCATTATCAGAAGACAACAAAATCCAAGGAGAGAATAAAATCTCAAGATTATTGTCAGGTGCTTCATTCTCTTCAGTTAAGAAGAATGGACTTTGTGTGGCAACCTTGTGCGGATTATTTAGAAGATATCCATGAACAACTTCATTTTGCACAAGTTCTTTAGTGTCAGCAATGAGTTGTTCACCAGACTTCAATAGGACTAATTTGATGGACATGCCGGAATATCACCTATGGGTATTATAGCATAAAAAGAGAGGGGCATCAACTGGATTTTGCCAGTTACCCCTCCGTCCATACGACGACGATATTCTCTACTATTTAGAGGTAGTCTTTACGTTGATGATGATCTGGAACAACTTTACCAAATTCTACAGTCAGTAACCCATCCTCAAAAGCAACTGATCTAACTTCCGTTTCATCGCTGAGGGTCCAAGATCTTGTGAATGATCTTTGAGCCACTCCTCTATGAACATAAGTTCGTTCGGTCTCAACATCTCCCTTTTTTCCATCGACAAAAAGTTTTCCGTCTTGACTATAGACATTAATTTCTTCCTTTTTAAAACCTGCAAGTGCTAGTTCTAAGCGATATTCTACACTGCTTAGTTGAACTAGGTTGTATGGTGGATAGTTAGTTTGCGTCTCGTGCAGCGTCCCAAGACGGTCAAAATAATCATCCATGCCGATACTGTACCTATTTATACGGTCCATCAGCTCAGGCAGATCCTTCGTATGAAACTTCATTAAGTTTCTCATGGTTATTAGCTCCTATGAAAGCGAGTTTGTGTTGTGTGATCCCCGAAGGCAATCACACATATTTATAACATGCTTTCAAAAAAGGATTATTCGGTTTCTTCTACCTTCTTTTTCTTTGCACCAATATTATACTTGGTCTCAAGAATCCAATCTTGCTTATCCTTGTATGCCAAAACCTTGATTTGATTCAACGGAGCAATCTCTTGAATCTTTTCAACGTCAACAACTTCTACTAGACCCCAGTCTGCCAAGAGTTGTGCGATACGATTACGACGCTGTACATCATTCAACGTCAGATTGGCGTGTTTGCCATCCAGGGCAAACAACTCTTTAAAATGCACCAGATAATATCTACCCTGCTTATGCAGAATATGACACGACTGATAGATTTTTTTCTCTTTCCTAGAAGCGACTCCAATACGGGTCAGAGTTTCACGCACTTTCAAAAAGTCATCAGGTTCTCCAAGAACCACTTCAACCATTTGTTCAGGTGACCACTTCACTTCAGGTTCTTGAACGACACTCATTTTTTTCCTCCAATATCAAGTTTTGATTTAATAAATGTAAGTTGTTCTTTTGTCAAGATCCTTAAAGCTTGTTTTGCCTTTTCATTACTATAACCATAATAACGTTTGACATAATCAAGGTCTTTGATCTTATCTTGTCGGAGCCAGGGAGAGAATCTCTTCTTTTTCCTCAGACTATTTAGATAAAAATCATATTGCATTTTCTTTGGAATGTGATTATGAATATTCATCTCATTAGCAAACATAATACAATCTAAATGTCCAGAGAGACAACGATTTACAATATATGGAGGATACTCTTTTTCAAGAACAGGTTCTTCTTGAAGAAGATTCTTTTTTGTCAGATTGATTGAGTTAAGCCAGTCTTTCAATTCCATTTAATCTGTCAGTCCTTCTTCTTTCAATCTATTGTAGTTGTAGCAACCATCAAAGTTTAATTTTATTTTTGGACCAAGGTTATAGTTAAACAATAACAGTTCTTTGCGTTCTTTTTGATCACGCATATATTCACCTACGGAACGCATAGTGTAGGTGAGGTCAAATTCCCCTGCGTTCCAGTTTTTGAATCTATCTTTAACCAATTGGTCAGCATTGTAACTAATAAGGCAATTCAAAGAGCAAGCATCACAATCTGTGGCAAAAAGATCATGATCGAATCTCTTGTGCATAGATCCTTTTTTACCGTAGAGATTGTCTTTAATATCATAAGGAGGGTCTAGATATACAAAAGCATTCGTCTCAGAACCTTCGTCCAAGAGTTTATCATAGGAAAGGTTAGTGATTTCCCAGTTTTTAATAATTTCAGAGTATCCGGGAAGTTTATCTATGCCTCGCACTGAGAAGTTGGAATTACTTGCCTGGGACGAAAAGGATGAGGACTCAGTGAGACCAGAAAAAGAGCACTTGTTAATAATCCAAAAACTACAGGCACGATGAAAGGGTTCAGTTCTTTTTTCGCCATAATTTAGATACTCCTTAGATTCAAGAAAAAGTTGTTTTGCAGATACTGGATCGGAATGACGATACTTCAGTTGAATAAGTTCATCACGCATCCTCTGTCCATCGCTTTGGAGAACTTTCCAAAAGTTCACCAGAGGTTCATAAAGATCATTCACCCAAACCTTGACAGTAGGATACTTTTTGGTGACATGAATTGCTACACTGCCACCACCAAGGAATGGTTCACGATACTCATCATACTCCCGAAGATCAGGAAAGTATTGATCCATCTTGGTACAAGCACGGGACTTGCCACCAGGATAACGAAGAGGTGTCTTATATGCTTTCATTACAGAATCTCCTGAAGATTGTCAAGGATTTGAGCAGAGGTAATCTTCTTTTCTGCGGGTTTAATATCTTTGGCAAGGATGGTAAAGTCTCCAGGAAGAAACTTGACTTTTGCTGTAGGAGATTTCTCAGTGTAGTAGATGCGCTTGTTTACGGTTTCCCAATCGGTGATTCCAATTGCCATAGATCCAGTGTCAACAAGCAACATGTAATCAAAAGTTTTTTCAATTACTTTATTATCAGACTGAAAGTTCTTAAGAACAATGGATGATGTAGATCCATTTTTGTTAAACATCTTAAGTTTTCCTTTCATCTCATAATTTACATTATCTTCAGAAGTAAAGTCAACACCATCTTTGTAGTCGCCCACATACTGAAGTTGACCCCCACTCCACTTGGCAAAGGACTTTTCCTGTAACCAGGTGCGAATGGTCTTAAAGGCGTTTGATTTCATTTGAGTTGTATTGGTTGCTGCTACACAACCAAAGAACTCTTCAAGGTTGATCTGACTGATGTCAAGATTCGATTTCATAATCAGGTTCGTTGTATTTCAAAAATTCCCAGAAGGTCAATTTCATTTCCTTCTGAGTCATCCCACAGTGCTTGGCAGCTGTGGGCAAGTTCATTGTAGCACGAAACAGCGCCATATTGGCCTCTGCAACATTTTGTGGTGTAGTCTTAACCTTTGCAGGAGTCAGGTTATTTTTATCAATTTTTAAGAGTCCCATACTATTCGGTAAGTTCGTAAAAAAAATTTCTAAGTTCAAAGTTGCTCTCTGCCATCAAACGATAACCAGTGCCAACATATAATTGTCCAAGCAGAACAGATATTGTTGCTGTTCCCCAGAAAATATAATAGAATTTAGATTTTACTTGATGACGTTGTTTTTTCATTTAGTTTCATACTCCTTAATTAGTCGTTCAACTTGTTTTTTACTTGTTCCACAGGGAGCATTCTTCAGGCAAAGAAGAATACAATCTCTGTCAGAAATCAGAGGTTTTTGTGTCCATACAATTTTGTCACTCATTTAAAATCCCCCGCCTTTACCTTTTTTCTTTTTAAGATGGTTTTTCATATCGGTTTTTGATTCGGAAAGAATTTTTTTTAACCCTTCTTCATCATAATGATCACAGAGTTGAATCATACGATCTAGAGCATATTGAAACTGAGAACCCTTATTCATTTTACTGAGTAGATAATGTGCTACATCATATCTGAGTTCTTCTAGTTCATTCTCAGTCACTTG